ATCAACACTGCTAAACCATCATTTGTTCCCAACAAGTCACCGAAATCAGCAGCATCACCAGTAGTTGCTAAAGTCACATAATCAATATAATTAGTATTACCCATTTACTGATAACCTCCAGCCCATAAACCCCTAATACTATTACTAGCATTACCATTAACAGTATTCCTAGATTGTGTTAAATCACCAAAATCACCAGCATTACCCAGAGTAGCAAAAGCAACGTAATCAATAGTTTTAACACGTGAAGTAGTATAACCCCCAGCGAATAAAGCTCTAACCGTACTAGCAACACCACCTTTACTATCATTAGCAGCTATTAAGTCACCAAAATCAACAGCGTTACCAGTAGTTGATATTGTTATATAATCAATAGTGTTATTTTTACTTCCAGTATCACCACCAGCGAATAAACACCTATCATAAGTATTTCCATAAGCACAGAAACCAGTACCATTTAACATTAAACCATAACCCACAACTGAATAAGCCCAATAATTAGTACTGCCAGGAATAGCCCCCTGCAAATACAAATCATTACCATTAACACTATCCTCTGTAGAGTTTTCAAACTTATACCATAAAACTTCAACACTCATTACTCAGTCACCACCTCAAAAGTTTTATCATCACTATTCAAAACAATAAAACACTTAACATTCCTACCCTGTAAAGTGTACTGGTAACCTAATCCTGTGAATATTAACTCATTCACACCATTACTATCATAAGTGTGTCTATTAAAGCAAATAGGGCGTAATATACTTAAAGTTTCTTTATCCACCCTATGAATAATTGAACCATTAACTCTTAACTCACCTAAGACATAATCCATAACGTAAACATTAACACCAACTATGACTTTAATAAATTCAGGCTTGAAACCACTATAAATAGCAACCTTATTAAAACTAATAAGCTCACATCCATTAAACTCTTTCCCATTTACTTTTGTAAAAAATTGCATTGTATTGCCCCCATAATTAAATCCTTACGATTCATCATACTGAACTTTCCACGAACTAGTTGTTAAATCCCCTGGACCAACTGTACTAATAAGGTCAGCTTGTAAGTACACATAATCAGTGTAATCTGGACTACTCTCCATTGTACCATTCTGAATATCCAAAGCTGTACCCTCACTAATAGGAGCCGAAGCTGTTGCTATAGCACTATCAGTATTAACTGGTGTTACACCACTCGTACTAACTCCTGCCGTTATAGTCACACCAGTACCAGTCATTAAACTAGTGTACCAGAATAAACAATTCTCAATCGCGTTATATGTGTCAGTGAATTTTATCCTACCCACTCTTTCATAACTGTAAGTGTGGTTCGCACCAGTTGGTGCTGTTAACCTAGCTGCTATGTATCCTGAATCTGTCGTATCTGCTGCGTCAGTACTCATTAAATTCCAATAAGTAGTGGCTGCACTCTCAGTCGCTGCGTCAGTTCCAGTATAACAATAAGCTGTTGCTGTTGCTACCATATCATACTACCTCCAAAACTATTCTCTTACTTACTAGCTTCCACAAAGTTGCTTCCTGAATTTTTAACTGTTCTATCGCGTTCTTCAAATTCATATACTGTTCACCAGTACCGAAAGTTTCATCACCCATTGTTCCACTAGTAATATCATTGTAAGTAGCACCAATCAAACTAGCAAGTGCACATTGAGCTGCTATAACACCACATAATTGCTCCACCACACTAGGCACAGTACTACTTCCATAATTATAGTTAAATCTTAACTTCCTGAAACCAGCTTCAGGAGTCCAATCCTCCACTACAACTTCACCATTCGAATTATATTTAACATTTTTTAAACTAACAGTGTCATAAACCACGTAATCATTATCAATAACTATACTAGTCACAACTGGATTCACTGTGTAACCAGTTCCTACTGTGAATTTAACATAATAAGATTCAACATTGTTAACAGTTGCTAAGCTGAAATCAGCATGGAGTGTGAAACTAACCTCACCACTACTTCTGAAACCAGTCGTACCATCTGTTAATGTAAGACTAGTCCAACTAGTTCCATTATAATAACTAGCAGTCACAGTACCATCAGTACCAACAGTACTCATAAAAACTCTGAACTTACTGAACTTGTAAGCACAACCAAGATAAAACTCATCACTAATTACTCCAGTAGGGAAAACTGTATGAGGACTACTATATTCAGTGTTTAATTCACTACTCACATCAGTATAAGTCGCACCATCACTACTCCAAGCTTGATTAATACTAGAATAATTATTAGTCACGTAAACACTATTCAAATAATTCACAGGTAATTTATCCAACGTGAACCTGTACACACACTGGTCGTAATCGTAAGCGTACTCAGGTATTCCACTATTCGTAATGAAACTCTTATTCGCTGGTTTCAACTCCACTTCCTTAAACTCATCAATATTAGTCGCTGAACTGTAATTGTAACCAGTTCTAGCATTAATAATACCTTCAGCGTAAGCTTCAAAAATGGTCATATCAGCATCTGACACATCAGTAGTGGTTAAACCAGCTAAGCTGTAACACTTCGCATTAGTAACGTAAACCATTTTATACTCCACCTCGTACAATCCAAGCAACCACAGCAATAGACGCACTCACTAAACCAATCATAGCAATTAAAATCTTAGTATTGTTGCTTCCAATATTCATAATTAAACTATTAGTCTGAGTTCTTAACATAATCATCTCCTGCTTCTGGTCCTTCATCTCCATTAATAAATTATTATGCTGCTCATCATTCCTAACAAAACCTTCCTGCATCATCTTTAAAGTATTATCACTATTATGGTTAATATTCTTAATACATTCCCTTAACTCAGCATCAGTGACTTTACTCATCCTTTTACCTCACTATAAAAACTTTAACTTTAGCAATCTTAGTATCACCCATGTTAGCACACACGTATTTTAACTCCCTGTTAAAAATCATGCAAGGCTCTTCAGTAATAGTACTAGCAGTACCGTCTTGTAAGTCAACTTTTTTTCTAGGATAATACACTATCTTACTAGTTTTAGTGTTAGCAATGGTTTCTTCAGTAAAGAAAGCTTCATAATCAGGACCACCCACTGTTCCACTATAAATTGTTAAATCCCAATCATTAGTTGGAGTACTCGTAGCATCATTCTCAACCTCTATCTTGTAAATACTTCCAATAGCACTACCAAAACTACCACTAGCTATTCCTTCACTAGCACCAGTTCCACTAGTTATTAGTGCACTTTTTACATCAATGTAATCCATTACTCAGTCACCTTTTTATCTTTTTTTTTCTTTCCAAAATTCTCTTTAAGTATTTTCATACTCTTCTCATCAAGTTTACCATTCGTGAAAACGGCTCCTTTAATCTTAACAACCATAACTTAAATCATCTCCACCTTATTTTTTTTCCTCAATTAATTTATTAAAATCATCAACAGTTAACACTTTCTCAATAAAGTCAAGCATTTGAAAATTCACTTTACTAGACTCATTAATCATTATTAACTCTTTTTTAACAGCTCCGTATAATGAATCATTCAATTCATAACTAAGCTCTTTATCACCCATCCATTTGATTCCTTTTCCTTCTTCTTCAGTGATACTCATACTTTCTTTCTCTTCTTCAGTGAAAGCTATTTTAGGGATTAACTCCCTTATTTGTTTAATAGCTAAAATGCTACTTCCTGTTTTCTCAATCTTTAACAAAAGATTAAGCATTAAAACCCTTCCAAGGTTTCCAATTTTTACTTCTTTCATATTTCAACATCAATCCTCAATTCATTATTTTTCTTTTCTTTTTTACAATTAAATAAATAAAAAAAAAGGGACTAATTAATCCCTTATTTTAATTAAACCTTATAATGCAGTCCACAACTTAACATAATAAGTTGTTCCTGTACTAGTCTCCTTATACAATGGTACAAGTTTACCACCATCAGCTCCAGCATTAGTTATGGTTCCCATATCTGAACTACCAGCATTACAACTAAATAAAGCAGTAGTTATATTAGTGTTATTAACACAACTGAATGGGAAAAACTGCGAACTAGTCACTGTAGCATCCTGGCATAAGCAATCCATTCTCATTCCAAAAATAATTGTTGAATTACTTAAAGTAGCTCCTGTTGGTGCATACATTCCAGTAGTTATAGCGCACATTCTCTGACTTCCAGTAGACATACTAGCATCAAAGTTAATCCATGAACTAAGAGCTGAACATTCTTTTGTTGCGGTTCCAGTAAGTGTTAAATCAACTTCTACTGCTCCGTAACCATCATCAAGTGCTCCGTTAAGCAAAGTGAATCCAGCAGTGCTTAAAGCTTTACTTGTAGCAGCAGCTCCTGTTCCAGCAATAGCTAAACTAGTAACTCCAGCAACTACGCCTCCATCAAATGTTACACTTTCTATTGTAATATTCTTACCAGCATAAGCAGCCATTGTAGTATTAGCATCTGTTAAAGAAGTCATTGCTACTCCATCAAATTGCCAATGACCATCTAACTGAATAGCACTACCTGCTACAGGACTTAAAGTTATGTGTCCACTGCTTGAACCAATATCATTACCATTAATAACTAAATTATCAACAGTTAAGCTACCAACTCCAGCAACAACTCCACCATCAAAAGTAACACTCTCAATAGTTACATTCTTTCCTGTATAAGCTGTCAAAGTAGTATTATTATCAGTAATAGCAGTCATTGTAGTTCCATCAAAACTCCAATGAGCATCAATCACTGCAGCACTACCAGCAACTGGAACTAAATTCAAAGCCCCACTAGTTGTACTAATAGTGTTCAAATCAATACTAATATTATCCACTGTTGCAGCAGTAATACCTGTCATTGCTCCACCAGTAAAAGTAACTGCTTCAACTATAACAGTACCTGAAGTACTTGCTATTGTTAAACTAGTAGTTCCTGAATGTGTAAGAGTGCAAGTATTATTACTCAAAGTAACATTACCCGTACAGCTTAAATCTCCAGTAAAAGCACTTCCACTAGCACCAGTTATTGTTAACTTCTGACCAGCATCAGCACTACTACCAGCTAAAACTAAAGCATCTCCTGTAGTATTACCACCATTTAATGTTATACTCGTAGCAGCACTAACTAGTGTTCCACCACTAACACTGTAAGTAGTAGTTCCGCAACCAATACCTAAAGTATCCGTTGAAGCATTACCAATAGTTGTATTACCAGTAAAACTAGTATCTTCAAAAGTTACAGCATCATTAAAAACTACATCGCAGTCAAAATAAACTGTATCACTAGTAGCGAAGCCAGGTATAAAATCCTTAACATAATAAGTTGCCATTTTATGCTAACCCCACTACTTTATATATTCTTATCATATTGTCTGTACTTCCACCGACAGTGATTGTCAAAGTACCAGTTGTTACACTAGTAGTTGGAGCTTCAGTAATAACTACACTATTGCTTGTTGAATGAGCCCATCCTTGAATACTTTCTAAAGTCTTAATACCACAATCTGGTAAAATCATCACGATAGTATCTCCATCATCAACAGTGGCAGCAGTCTTAACCATTACTTCAATCCATGGTCCGTTCACTCTCTTATGAAATGTACATCCACTTGTTACTTCACCCATATTTTCAAATCATCTCCATTTATTCTATTCATTAAACTTTTTTTTAAAAAAAAAAAATAATAAAAAAAAAGGATTACAAATTTTATAATCCTAGTATTGTAAAAGCCCTTTTAGCTGTAACTAAAGTTCCACCAACAGTAACTGTTAAACTTCCACTACTAACAGCAGTTGTTGGAGCTTCTGTTGCTACGACACTATTCTCCGTTGTTTGAACTGCTCCGAAAATGGCTTCAAAAGTTTTGATTCCATAATCAGACAATTTCAACACTACAGTGTCAGCACTAACAGCAGTTGTTGGTGTTAATACTAAAACTTCAATCCAAGGACCATTCACTCTTTTGTGATAAGTGCAGTCATCAGTAATTGCAGTCATACATTAACCACCTTACGCTCCTATTCCGTACAGCATTGAGTTAAACAATTCAGCCTTACAGTTCAATACACCGTAGAACTTCAAGAAGAACTTCATCCTGTCACCATCTTGTGGTAATTCAGCATAAGTTATATCTTGTAAAGTAGCCATTTCCCACTGCCTCATATCTAAAACGTATAGTCTCCTACTACCTGATGTAATGTTAGCGAATGGATTAGCTATAACTGGTATTCCATCAAACTTGTAAGATTCAATTCCCCAACTTAAAATGTTAGTGTCATTGTATCTTAACCATGGCTGTATTAACTCCTTTATTTTATCAAAGTCTACATTATTAGTTATGATTAAACTAGGCATTCCAGTACCAGCAACGCTAGTCTTAGCTCCTTGTTTAGCCCACCTTATAGCTTCTCTAATTTTTGGAATTGTTAATTCAGCAGCTGACTGGTCTTCAGTGTTAGTTGTTATAAGTATATCTAATCCACTGAACTCGTAAGCGTTAGTACTAGCATCTCCTGTGAATAAAGCTTGTTCTAACAAATCAAGTAATGCATCTGTTGCATCCATCATAGCTTCATTAAGTTTATTCCTGTAACCCTCATTAACCCTAATATCAAGGTTTGACATAGCTCTTGTTGCGTAAGCTGTTTTTACTTGGAATATTTTCTTCGCAACAGTTGGCTTACTCTCATCCAAAGCTGGGTCTTCATACTTGAAAGCAGCACTACCCTTAGCACTCTTGTAATCGAATACAACAAACTTTCCCCTCATAGCCACTTTAGGCAACATTGCCCAAAAAGGGTGAGCTTTAGCTGTGTAATCAATCATTTCTGGTATGTAATAAATAGGGAAATTTGGTAAATTTCCACTAGTTGTTGAAAAATTAGTACTTGAAGCGTACTCATTATCAGTTGATAACATAGTACCTGCTTTCTTAATTAAATCACTTGTTTTCAAAACTTTGGTAACGTCTCCCCTAATAGCTCCTGCGTATTGCTGACCATTATGTATTCCTAAATCACTGAATGATTTAGTGAAACTGTAATCTTCATCAACACTATCTATTGAGTCTTTCCCGCTTCCAAAGTATGCGTTCGCATTCATTATTCTTTTCCTCCGTAAACTTTATTTAACACGTCTTTCAGTGTTACTTCTTTTTTAACTTCAACAACACTAGCAGGTGTTGTTAAGGCTTCCTTCTGGACACCTTTTTCAATATCAGTATCATTATTTTCTTCCTCTGGTTTTTCAATAACTTCTTCAGGTTTAACTTCTAGTTTAATTTCTTCTTCTTTTTTAATTAAACTTTTTTCTAAAACACTTAACCTATTATTTAAATCAGCGAAAGCTTTTTTAAAATCAAAACTTTTCTCTTCCACAACTTCTTCAGTTTTAACTTCCTCTTTCACTTCTTCTTTATCAACCAAGGGTTTTTCTTCTTCAATTTTTTCTTCCATCATAACCACCTCAGGTTTTTCAAATTTTTTTAAATCAAAACTTTTAGCAAAAGCTAAAGCTTGAGCATAACGATTACTTTGAATTGGTATAAAACTACCTTCAAGTAATTCCCCTTTAGTGAACATCTTAATCTCCTTATCCTTTCCTCTAACTTCCTTCTTCACCATGCTATAATCTTGAGGAATAGCACTAATGCTTAGTCCTGTGTGTTTGCCCTTAATCACTTTTAGTTCTACACTTTTAGCTTCAGGAACATCAAAAAACTCAATGTCTCCTACGAGTAAGGTTCTTCCGTCTTGTTCTACTGTTCTCAAATTATTAAAATCAGCAATGTAATTCTCAATCTTATTCTCATGATTCATAATTCCAGGAATGCTGCCTTTCTTAGCCCACTCTTTTAATAGTTCAGGACTCATCATTTCATCATCCCTGTCAAGGGAGTCATCACTTAGAATGCCTGTGTAAGCGTATTCTTTAGTTTCCGTTTTAGAATCTTTTACTGATTTAATAATAGGTACAAATAATTTCCTAATAACTTCGTCTGTCATTAAAAATTAAAATAATAAGGTAACTAGGTTATAAAGTTTATTTATTACATAAATACTAATAAGTGCTAATATCTACTAAATTAGTAATTAAAATCTTATTCAAAACTCTTAACCTCAATGAAGTCATTTAAGTATTTCTTCTTAAAATCCTCATGGCTTAACTCCATACTCTCAAAGAAAACAGGCTTATTAGCCACTACTTGCTGGTTAAAATCAGGTCTTTCCAACTTCTTCAACTCATCATTACTTACCACAGCTTTAATAAAATAATTATTAACACTCATCATTAACTCAAAACCATCAACTGTTTCAGTGTACCATCCAGCATCTAATTCACCCTTAGCATTCCTTATATTTGTTCTTATTTTGAAAAATGTTTCAAAACTCATAGTTATAATCATATTTTTAATCACACCATTACTTTATTTATTAATACATTCCTTTATTTATTAAACTTTTTATTAACTCCATACATTAATTAATCCGTTAAGTCCGTTGCTGTAACGACTCCATTAATGATTTCTATTCTATAATACTTGCCATTAGTGGTGTCTTTAAGGATAAGCCCTTTATAGGCGAGCGGGGAATCATCATCATTTTTCCCAAGGTAATACGTATCATCCGTCAGCGGAAATACCGATTTCGTTGCCAAATTGCCCGCTCCTTTGGGTGTTAAATTAATAGAGATGTCCGTATCACTCCCCCGTGCTTCAATTACAACGGGATTCCCCGTCGCACTATTAATCGTGCAGAGATAATTGACCGCATCCGCAGCTCCGAGTAATTGGAGAAACGAAGCACTCCACCACGCATCGGCAAAGACAATTTGTTTAGCCCCGTTGCCGATCTGATTACAAATGATTAGTGCATTGCCGCTTCGATAAAACTGAATAAGATCTCCATCCGAATCTCCCAAAAAGATAGAAGCGACGTTATCCGACCCGTTATATCCGCTACCTTTCGCTTTAATCCGCATGGGGATTGTGCCATCAGTTCCCACTGGTTGGAGTAAAACCCCGTTTTTTCCCCAAGTGCCAGTGGCACTATTCGTCAGTGTAAGATAATTCACGGCACTGCCAACACTGGAATTGATGGTGAAGGTTTGTTTCCATCCCCCCGTATTCGAGAAAAAATTAATCGGTCCATCGCTGGACGAAATCTGTAATGCTCCCGAATCGTTTTCAAAATATCCATAATGCCCCGCAGATGAATAACCAACATAGAGATGCGGCGTTTCTAAGGTTTTCGTAGAAGCTAAGGTAATTCCCGCACTATTCCAATCTGCTATCGTGCTACCATCGAATTTAATATAACCCCCAGCTTTTCCATCAAGCACTACGACTTTATCCGCCGCAACAGCTCGGAGATACGCATTCCCAAGCACGGATTCCAACTCTAAATGGGTTGCACCATATAACTTCTTATCCGTAGCTAAGGTGGTGTCTTGGTTCAGTGTGATAGCGGTTTTTGCCAAGTTCAATACGGTGGTAAACCCCGCATCGGCGTATGTAAAGGATAATGTATCATTTTTTAGATGCCCAATATCCCAAAAATACCACGGATTACTATTATTCCGCAGATATAATGATGCGTAGGTGGTGACATCTCCGAGTCCCATCACAGTCAGAATGGCTCGACCCGCACTATTAATCATATTGGTGTCTTGGTTGAGTCTAATGCCCGTATCTGCCGTGAGGTCGAAGTAGCCATCATCAATCGAGTTAATATAGATCCCAGCATCTCTAAAATAAAGTGCCTTATTAGTTCCAAATGTCACATCACCAGTGAATGTACTACCAGTTAAAGGCATATAATTTGCAACAAGTGATGCAGCAGTTCCAATAGTATCATATAGTCCTGCATGGTCTCCCCATCCATAAGCTGTATCCCAATTACTCTCCTGCGTGAGTGTTGGTATTGCATTCGTAGTCCCATCAATAATTTGGTCAGCATTATGCATGCTTTGAGTATCATTCAAGAAAACCTTATGCCCGACTACGTGCCTTCTCGCATTATCATGATTATCATCAGACATTCGCAACCACCCTAGTCAATACGAGTGTAGTCACTCCACTATTATCATACGTATCAGTCACTTTCCTACCAAGTCCAACACTACTCGTGACTATATTACTCACACTCGCCTTCGCAGCAGTAGCATAATTAATAGTCGTAACTGCATCATCACTCGTAAGAATACGCTGACACTCATCAGCAGCGTAAGATTTAATATCATCACTCGCCCAATCAATATCACGAATATCTAAGTTAGTAGCTGAAACTGGCTGAGTAGTCTGCCAAAAAGTTCCTGTAACAGCAACTGTTCCACTTACCACCATAGAATCATTATCATCATTTAAAACAGATTGTCCATTCGGAGTATATATGCCCATAATTCTAGTAAAAGAATAACCAGTATCAGTACCTTCCTGTCTTACCCAAGCATCAGCTGTTTTAGAAAAAATATAATTTTCATTAATATTCAAAGGCAGAACTTGATTTTTAGCAATGCTACTATCATCAGTATCTATTATGAATCCTGTTATACTTGCAGTGACATCATTATTGCTTCCAAGATTCACCAACATTCCATTGGTTGTATCTCCTCTTGCTCTATCCCAAGTTGTTCCATTAAAATAATATGTAAACCCAGCAACAATTTCTTCATTATGATTATTAGCAAGTGCATCATCACCATTAGATAATATTGTTACTGGTATTCCAGAAGGGTCAATAGGTGTTACAAATAATGATTTATATACTCCTGTGTCAATAACGTTTACTTCCTGATATGTTCCAGCACTTACATTTAAACCAGTTATTTCTGACTTTACACTATCAGTTGTTCTTGATAAATTTCTTATATCTAAATCAGTAGCTGTAACAGTAGTTGTTGGTACACTATTCTGCGTAACAACTAAAGCATTATTAGTACCATCACTTTTAACCACTGCTCTAGTATCATCAGTGCCATTTTTAATTTCAACAGCACCGATTTGAATATCCCCACCAGCTAAGTTAACATCCAAACACTCCTTACCCCCCACTGTGGTTAATGTGTTATACTTAGTAGCATCCTTATTAGTTAACTGCTGAGCAGCCAAATTAAACCACCTTCTTCACTAACTTATTAAAAGAACCACTCTTACTATAACCTTGGTAAATATACTCTAAAGTGCACCTATCATTAGGTCTATGAGGAGGAGCAAAGAACTGAGCACCAGTCTTAGGGTCCACAAAGTTTTCATCAAAATCAACAACTTGCTTATTTAAACGCTTACTATCCTCTCCTGTTCTACTATCAAGTTGAGCTAACCACTTCTTCTTAACACTTAAACCAGCCTTACTAATACTAGTAAGTTCTACTCCATGAAGAATCCTGCTAGTTTCAGTTCTGCTAATAAGTAAAGCATGATACTTACTCAAATCACTAATACCAACTAATTCATCAGCTAACACGTTCATACCCTTACCCTCATTCACACCTTCAATTAAAGTATTAACTAATTGTTTAGTCACATCCTGAGAAACTCCTTTAAAACCCTTCCACTGCTTACCACTAGGTAATGTGTAACCATACATTATTTGCTGAGCAAACACGTCAGTAACCACACCTTTATTCAATAACACACTAACATTCATGTTAGTTAACTCTTCCACATTATCCACACCTAAATCGTATAATTCATTAATAGCTTTAACCACACCATCAAGGTTAGCCATTCCAATATTACCCTCTAAAGCTTGTAACTCACTAATTGTTTCACTAACACTTAAACCTTTTTTTAAAATAAGTCTTATTTCTTTACTCATGAAATCAAAACACTTATCAAGATAATGTTCTAAAGGACCACTAATACTTTCTGGCTGCTCACTAGTGACTAACTTCTTTTTTAACTCTTCAGGCTTGAAATCGTAATCAAAACTTACAAGAAAATTTTTGTCCTTCTTATCCTCTTTATAAGGATTCTTCTGCTCATCCCTACCACCATAACTATTACCATTAATTGCTGAAGCACTCATAGGATTAACAGCCTCGTAAGGCTTACTACCCCAATCAACCTCCTCATCACCATCACTTACTCTGACTTCATTAATAGTTTTAATCTTCCTATCCACATCACCCCAATCTAACTCCCTTTGAGCTTTCTTTAAATCAAAGTCTTCGTAGAAGAATTTAAAACAAACTTCAGGCTCATCACCATCTTGATAGAAAGTTCTTATAACCTTATTCCACACACACTCTAACTTCTTCAACACTGGAAAAACACTATTACGTATAAAAACCTTGTTTTGACTAAAACCAGTAGCCCTATTAGAGTTTTCAGTGAACCCTAACTCATCAGGTGTGGTGTTAAACATTGCTCCAACTAAGTCTTTAAAGAATTTCATACCATTCAACCACTCCAAATCCTGATTGCTTAATCTGAAACTAGTGAACTTATGGTCCTCATTACCTACTACTATTTTGTGAGGATTATTTTTTAACTTATTCTTCAACATATTCGCTATCTTAACAGCTTCATCAGGATTATCAGTCAAGTATGATAAGAAACCGTCAGGTGATGCATTATTCTCAAATAATAACTTATTATCCCTAACACTAGCAATCAAAGTTTCAAGAATCATCATAACACTAATTAATGGACTTTGACCATAACACTCATAACTAGTTGGATTATTCTTCTCCCAAACCACTTCACGTTTAAAAAAAGGCGTAGGAGTTGCAAGTGTTGGATTACACCATAAGTATTGAAAATAAGCAGGAGTGTTAAGTGGTAAATCACCATTCTTATCAATATTAACAGTCATACTAGCAGGGTCAATAACTCTCACATCTATTAAACCCGCTTTCTTACTAACACCCTTCTTAATCACATCCATCTTAGGAGTTTTAATAACATAATCCTCTGGTTCAGGTAATCCTTTAGTAATCTTATAACTAGAAACACCATCCTTACTAGTATCCTCCACTTCAAATGCGTTAGGAGTTAAAGTGAAACTCTTACTCTCATAAAGTGATTCATTAAAAACTAAAGCTAACATCATTTCACCAACTTCTAAGAAATCATGAATTAATACTTCATTAAAATAATTCAAATCCTCACCATTAGTGCTTGGAGTTTTAAAGAAACTTTTAACATCATCCCACACTTTAGTATTAATCACTCCTTTCTCATCATCCACTGGCACTACTTCCCACCTAGTATTAACTACTGTTTTAATAATCAAATTAATATGCATCCTAACCCAATGAGTCTTACTTAAAGCCCTTATACTGTATAAGTCAACGTTTCTTGGAATACCAAACACTGGACTGTAAAGAAAACTAGTAGCTATTGGGTACTTCATAGTCTCCAACTCACCCAAGTTATTATAACTATTTCTTTGACCATACTCGTAAACAGCGAGTCCACTCTTTGGAGGATTAATTTTAGAATTAACACTAGGCAAGTTAAATAATCCTTTTGCAGCAGTCTTAAAAGACTCAATAATACTCATTAGTGTGAAACGATGATTAAAAGTTAAATAATAAAGTAACCTATTAATAAAGTTTATTTATTTATACTCTATATCCTCATTCTCAACGAAATCATTAAATACTTGAATCACAGCACTACCCTGCCACCAATAACTTAAACCAATAACTAAACTGTCAACAAAATCTGGCGAAGCATCACTATCAATGTTAACACCTTTCTTAAACACTCTTAACTGACCAGTAGGTGTGAACTCTTTAGTAATACTCTCTAACTCACCAGTTATGAACTTATTACTCTCATAAACAATGAAATCTTTACGTATTAATTCTTTTAAGAATAAATAACTCTTAGTACCCTGATTCACATACTTTAAAGCATCCTTCTTATTCTTACAAGGTTTACCCGCATTAAAAGGCTGAACACTAACTTTTAATATCTTCAACTCCTCATCCTTCCTTAACATATCAGTAACACCACCACCCACACCACAATCATCAATAATAACAATTTTAACACCATTCTTAACTATTAAACTTTTAACCACACCGTAAGTGTACACTGTGTCTTTTCCTTGATGAAAGCTTAAACACTTACTGAAATAACCAAAATCATTCTTATTAATTAAAGTAATAACTGTTTTATTAGTTCCAAACCTAGCAACATCCACACTTAACACATTATTACCTTTTAAATTCTTATCCAACACTTTACTAACAAGTAAACTCTTAATCTCAGCGTAAGTTAATAATTTATCACTACCAAGCTCAGGAAACTTACACATATACCAAATATTGAATAATTCACCTAACTCTTCCTTTTGAGTGTTAATAAACTCCCTAGTCAACCTACCCTCAATGAAACCATCCTCTGCATCAATTATTACTTTATCAATATCTACATTATCAACCCATTTCTTAAAATGATTAATATCATGAGTAGTGCTAATTTTAACATGAATTTTAGGCAAAACATCGTTAGGACTCTTCTCCAACATTCTTAAAATCTTAGTCTTCTCCAACTCATCAGGTATTAAAACTGATTCATCTTCTAAAACTATATCAAAATGTAAACCAAGAAGATTACTACCCTGAGCGTTCAAATTAGCTGTGAATATACCAATACTACTCTTAATCTCATCTTTTCCAACACTTAACCTTTCCTTATTTAAAGCGTTAGCTAAATCTTTCAAATCCCTACTCCTAGCACCCACTAGTTCCCAAAGCTTAGGCTCCCTACTAATAAAACCAAGAATGTAATCATAACACAAACTTGACTGCTTCTTACTAGCACTAATAATACCAATCCTAACACCAAGATTAACAATAGCACATAAGAATAAAGCAATAGCTACAACATAAGTATTATGAGTTACTGTAAAATCACCTAACAAATATCTATGATTACCATCAATAACGAAACCATAATAATCACCAATTCCAATACTTTCAATACTAATTCCTGTACTTAAACAATTCTTATTAATACTCCTTTTAGTACATTTCTTTCTAGGAATCCTTACTGGAATAGTATTCGTATCTCCACTAATACTTAATCTATAATATTCTCCTTTAAATCCAATATTTTTAATACTTTTAATACATTTACTAATTTTAACATTAAATCCTAGACTTCTAGCAAGAAAAGCTATTTGTTCACTTAATTCTTTATCTTTTTGAATAAAATCATAACAATTTCTATTAAAACTACCATCAGTATCTATTAATCCAGCTAATAATTGTAATCTAACTTCTTTATTATTAATTAAATATTCTTTTGGTATATGTTTATTTTTATTTAAATTAAGTTTTTTAAATTTATTCCATAAATAATTTTTTTTATTAAATCCAATAATATTATACACATTACTATTTAAGTTTCTTATATCTTTACTAATACTAAAATTTAAATTTAATTTTTTAGAATAATTTTTAACATAATCAATAATTTCTTTATCCATTCCACAAATACTTGGCTTATAATTTAATCCATCCCCTAACCATAATCCAAGAAAATAAGGGTCAATACTTACTGGTCTATATGGAAAATCAAATCCTTTCTTATAACCTTTAGCACACCATTTGAAAGCTTTACTACTATTCAAATAATCTTTAACACTAATATCAATTATTTCTCCTTTTTTAATAACTTCTTTAGTAACTGGATGTTGTCTATTATGATTCATTTTAAGACTAAGAATGTGGTCTTCATTAACCACATAAGAATCTCCTTTATTTTGATTAACTTTATATAAATTCCCTTTTCCTTTAACAATACTTAAAACTCTTCTAGGAGAACTATTATCTCCCATTAAATAATCTCCTTCTTTTATATCTTCAACGTTTTTAATACTTCCATCATACATTATAATCTTAGTTCCTTTACCATGACATTTTCCGTAACCAGTGTAAGCAGCTATTACTAGCCTGGGACTTTCTAAGAATACTATTTTTTTAACAACAACTGCTTGTTTACTTGTTAAACGTACAGGATTACCATAATTATCCTTAAATAAGTACTCCACTATTCCAATAATCCAAGCTATTACTTCTTCCAATACTCACTCAGCCTCGTAACAAGCAGGACAAATATATGAATACCTATGACACCTATACTTAGGAGTGAAAAACGTTTTACACCTCTTACACCTTATCTTGTATAGTTGCGGTTTTTTCAACTCAGTTAACACTTTCTTCATCTTCCACCTGTAGCACTAGTAGTAACATTTCCTCTATTCATAATACAATTTTTTTTATGAATTATCCATTTTCCTTTCTTTTCAGTAGTGTGACAATAACAACAATACTCAGTCCCTTTACCTGCAGACCAAAATGTTTTATTCTCTTCTTTAGTGAAATTTGGATTAAATTTCATTTTAATTCCACCTTACTACCACAAATAGAACAAACATAAATATTCTTAATAACTTTACGATTAATTTCAATCATACCACCCTTAATGTGTAAATATGTTACTTCATCTATTGAATGATTAATCATTTCACCTTTACATTTAACATTAACACACTTCATTTCTTATCATCCTCTTTCAAGTTTTTAACCTTATCACGTAACTCATCAAAGAAACTACCAGTCGTTGCTACTACTTCATTCTTAACCTTAGCACCAAACCTCATCTTATGAATCTTCTCAATACACATAACTGTTTTGTAACCACCCTTCACAGTCATTAACGCGTTAGTTGCTTCAGTGAATAAGTCATCCTCCCCCCCTAGTAAGAGGTTAATATATTTTCTTCTAATATCTGGTTCTTGATTCTTTAAAGCACACCTATTCCCATACATTTCACTACTAAGAGGCTGATACTTACAAGGGTAAATAGGGCAGTTAGAGCCACAATATTTTATTTTACGTAGTTTGAGTGATTTAAGGCGGTAAGTAGTCATAGTCTTACCCCCTTTACGTGCATCCTTTTCCGTAAACGTGTGTCTTTTACCTTTAAAATTATTAAGCTTTGAGGGTTTATTAGTGGCTTTTATTTCCTTTTTAACCACACCTTGTGATACCTCTACTGGTATTAAAGGTAATGTACCACTACTACTTGTGTAATCCTTACCCATTTCTTCATACTTCACTTCTTACCACCCTCATAAATCATTTTAGCCTTAATAATAATCATTTCAGTACTTAAACCAATCTTATTAATACTAGTAATAATCCTATAGCAATGACGACAATACTTCTGCTCCCTCCTATTCTGAGCATACATTACCTCACCACACACTAAACAATTATTCAACTTTCTCTTCATTAGACACTAATTCAGCCCTATTTTTAACAATCCAACTCTTAGCCCTCTTATACGCACTTCTTAACTCAGCTAACTCTGAATCGTACTGGTCCCTGTCCATTTCTAAATTCTTTATACCAGTTTTTAACTCATCTTTCCTCTTATCATTCAAGTTCATTAGTACTTTGAAGATTTCATACAATCCTTCAACAGTCTTAGGCACTTCGTAGAATCGTAACTCTTCCCTAGCCCTATTAATATTATCAATACAAGCTTTATAATCAGCTGCTCTCTTATTTAAACTACTGGTTAATTCTTCAGCATTTAACTGTTCAGTAATCTTAACTACTGCACCATTTTCTTTAACATTAGTTATTGTCAGGTCAAAATCGTTATCTTTGCCTGTTATTTTAATTTCTTTTTTTACTATTTTTACCATTTTGAATCACTCACATCCACCGTTATACCATCACAAGTCTTAGAACCTAACAACACAGAGTTATCAACACCTTGTGGTGTGATTCTAAACTCGTTACCCTTATTATCCTTACAAGTTATTAAATTACTAATCTCTTGCTGGTATTTAACATTCCCTAACTCTATATCAATTAATTGTTTCTTAAAATTAGCAACTCTTTCAGTGCTTAACTTCACTTGCTTATCCTCATCCTCAATTTTTTTTAACAAGTCTTTAACCTTGCTAAGAACAGTGTCTTTCTCAACCTTGTTCTTATCATCCTCAAATTGTTTTTTTGCTTCTTCCACTACTTCTTTGTAATTTATCATTTTCATTTACCTCTTTTATTTTACTTAACACATCTTTCTTCTTATTCTTTTTATAGAAGTGTTCAAACATTCTTTAACTCTCCTTCATTGTTATAAATTTCTCTCCAGTCACCCAAGGTTCTAATCTTATTACTTAAAGGTTTCTCTAACTGGCACATATCAAACCTTACAGCATAAATATGCTCCATGGCACTCATTACGCTTTTTATTACTACTCGTAATTCTTTAATCTGAGATTCCACATCCCTGTCTTCCCTTTTAGTTTTCACTACTTTATCAGTCATTTCTTTTTCATCCTCTCTTTTTTTTCTAATTCCTTAAGAGATTCATTAATAACCTGCCTAGTTACTTTATAGATTAACTTTCTATTCTTATCCCATTGCTTATTAGTCATCCAATTCTTTCTTTTAACACAAAGAAAATCATTACTAAGAAGTAATGGTATTGTTTTAATCATAAAAAAGAATCTTTTAATTTTTATCTTAAAACTTTCATTCAACCACTTATAGTTTATTCTATCATCTTTCATTTCATTCTCTCCTCGTAAACTTCTCTGAACTTCTTACTAAACTCATTAAACCATGTTTTGCCATACAATTTCTCCCAGCTATTATGCCAGACTTTCCTGCCGTGCACTAACTGGTGACAATTAAAACACAATAACACAATCACCTTCTTTTCATAGTTTATATGATGAAGATTAAATCTCTTAATAGGGTCTTTAACTTTACCACATAAAACGCAAGAAGTTTCACTACTCATTAAGTAAAAAATAATATATTAAATACTTAAATAACTTTGGTTAATCCTACTTCATAAAAGAATAGTTAGTCATTCTTTCCAAACCCTTTAACTCCTTAACCAATAACTCCTCATCCCAATCACTCTCCACTAACTTATTATCAGCCACCCTGTAAGCCTTAATCTCATCTGGAGTTAAATCATTCAATAAGATAGTAGGAACTTCACTCATACCGAGCCTCTGAGCAGCCAAGAGTCTGCCATGTCCTGCTATGATTTCATAATCTTTAGTTATAAGTAAAGGATTCGTAAAACCAAATCTTTCTATGCTGTCCGCAATCATTTTCAACTGCGAATCAGGATGAAGTTTAACATTATTCTTATACGGCTTTAAAGAATCAATCTTCCTATAAGTAACTCTTAAATCATTCATTCTCTGAACTCCTTCTTAAACATTTCAATAACTTGCCTAGGACTCATCCCAGTGTGCAAAGTAGTACTAGCACTCTTAATCCTCTTATCTTTGTTATATTTAGACTGCATAACACAAGTTAGTGTTAATCCTGGCTTTCCTATCTTTTTGCCTTTATTTGTACCAATTTCCATAAATATAACAATAATAGTATTTAATACTTATAAAACTTTACCTATTTATTATGACTGGCTCAAGCAAACCTTTCACGAACATGTTATAACACTCTAAGCAGCAGAAGTGTAAAGCATTACCCTCAAAGAATTGATTCAAATACACGCACACGAACTGACTACTTAGTTCTTTTATGCAATTATAACAAACACTTAAATCCTTATTACAACTAGAACAATAAGTCATTTTAAATTACCTACCCAACACATTTGATTAAATGTTTCTTGACATCTTTTAAGATAACACTTATAACAATAACATTCTCCTAAATATTCATCTCCAAACTCCCAATAATACCCTATTTCTTTACAAATCTTACAATCACTCACTTTTTATCAACCTTGCATACTCTTTTAGTGCCAATCATATCACCATCTTTTAACTCTTTAACTTTCTTCTTAATTTCCTTATAACAAGGTATTTTAGAATAAGAACCAGCAGGTTTCATTGGGCTATCACTCACAACGTGATGCTGTTCTCCACCCTGCTGGTTATTGTCAGGTTTACCCAGACCACTCATAACGTTATGAGAATTATCCTGCGAATCCAAAACACCAAAAATCTCTATAAACTTGTATCCTATTTGTCCTATTACACACTTTATCATTTTATCTTCATATTCAATATTCCCTATATTTCTCATTCTTTTTTTCAAATAATCTTGGAATTTTCGCAAAGCATCCAAAACATCTTCTTTATAAAATATTCTTTGATTAGTATTTTTATTATTATTAAAATAAAACTCTCTTTTTAGTAAAGGCACATCACTCATTTTTTATTACTCTCTTTACATTTACATTGTATTGGAAATTTACCACAAATTTTACATTTAAAACTATTAAGTTTTTTTAAACTTTCATCGCTTAGACAATTACAAACAGACAAATTTGAACTTGGTTTAGCTGGAAATTTATATCTATCTAAATTGTATTTTGTTAATAGTCTATTAAAATCCATAATAGCGTCATTATACCCCCTTGAATATTCTGTTCCATGTGGTTTTGTTAATTCCCACATTTCGTAAATTCCAATTTTCTTAAAATTTTCACATCTATTGCAAGAGTCTGGATTTGAACCAGAATTACTGACTTCGCGGTCAGTGTCCTTATCCACCAATCGATTAGGCTTTTTAGACGACTCCTGCGAATCCAAAACACCAAACACTTCATCAATTTCTTGTAAACATTCTTTAAAAGCACTTATTTCTCCTGACTTGTATAAATTATCAAATATCCTATTATATTTATCTTTTAGTTCTACTTCTTTAACTTTAATTATTAATTTCAAATCGTCTTGGAATTTTCGCAAAGCATCAACAACATCTCTTTTTATAGCTTTAACAATCATAGCTCTATCACTAAAAGTTATATGTCCTGTTTCTTTAGCCATTTTATTATTCTCATTAATTACTTTATCTAATATTTCTATTAAAGGTAAAGGCACATCACTCATTCTTCAACCTCTTTAAGTAATATTTTAAGTGAACTAAGTGTTCCTTTACTTCTTTTATTCCATATGCTTATGATTACATCAGCTTCTTTAATTATCTTCTCATTTCTTCTATAATATTCTTTAACATTATAACCTTCTTTAAAATCTGGTTTAAAAATAATACACTTAATATCACTTTCTTTTGCTGCATATTCTGCTGATAAATCAACACCTTTTGCTCCTCCACTTACCAAAATATCTTCTTTGTCTAAGCATTTAATAATACTTTCAATAATATTATCAATTTTACTATTATTTTCAAAACATCTACTTCCTATTATTGCTATTTTCATGGCGAATCACTCCTTTCTTTATAACAAGCTATTATATCTCTGACTTTCATCATGCCTTCTATGAATCCATTGTTATAATCGTTCATTACTGACATTTCTTTAAACAAATTAATAGTCTTAGTTATTTCCCTTATTAATCTACTTTTATTAATCATCATTGTTTATCTTTCTCCTTAGCTTTGTCTTGTGAATCCAAAACACCAAAGCGTTTTATTATTAATTCTAAAACTTTAGTTCTGCTTACAGCATCTAAAGTATTAAGCTCTTTACAAACATTACTTGGTAACCATAATAAATCATCTTGGAATTTTCGCAAAGCATCCAAAACTTCTTCAGTATCAAAAATAATTTCTCTTAAATAATTAAGTAAAGGCACATCACTCATAATAACTCCACCTCCTTTATTCCATTTAAATTGTCTCCGCATTTTTTGCAGAATTGTTGCCCTAAGAGATTAATAACGTTTTTGTTCTGTATTCTTCCGCAAGTTTTGCACATTATCATATTCTGCTCTGGGCTTTCACTCCTTCTCTTAGCTTATAATTCCCGCTTCTTTTATCAAACACTACGAGTCCCGTGTTCTTGATTCCTTCCGTTTTTAACTCCTTTAGTATTTTTTTAAAATAACTAGTCCTGATGCTTATGTGGCTTATTAGTTTAATCCATGCGCTAATAGTTTTTGAATTCTCTTTCTTTCGCATGGTTAGCAAATAATCTTTAATTCTTTTTTTCGCCTTTTCGTGCTTCACTATCAATCTTCATCAACCTCTTCCTTTTACTGCAGTTCTTCCATTTAACCTCTGGACATTTGCCACTAGGATAAAAAGGACTAATACACAAGTCACAATCTATTAATTTCATGTGAGTATTCCCAGTATTGTTTTTGTTATGCTAATCATTGCTTCTTGTTTGTTTTCTGGGAGTTCCGCTATTTTTAAAAACAGTTTCTTGCCTTTCTCATTGTGCACAGTGTCCATTAAATTAATAATGTCCTGCAGTTCCTGAATCATTTCTTCTTCGCCTTTTTTTGATATTCTAAAATATCATAAACAAAATTTGAAGTATAATCTATAGGTATATAAATTACTTTTTGAGTAAATAATCTATATATCAGTTTTAATTTATCTTTAAATGTTAATTCTAAATGAATCAAATATTTATTATCAGAAAGATTATCAAAATTCATTCTTCATCACCTTTGCTGTGTTTTTACAAGCATCCCTGTACTGCTTCTTTGTCATTAATGGTTTCTTTGATGACGCATTTCTTTTTACAATGTCTGGACTTTTCCAGAACTTTTCTGATTCTTCTTTGGTCATCGTGCTGAACACGTAGACTTTGATTACTTTCTTATCTTCTTGCTTGTTTCTCTGAACCTTGCTTATCAAATACTCCCATGTTCTTTGCATCCAGCTTTTCGGATACGCTGGAGTTAATCCTTCAGATTTCAACTTTTCTTCAATTTTTTCTTTATTCATATTCTCCCTTTTTTTATTATCTCTTTCTGCTTCTTCTGGTGTTTTACACATAATTTTTTCATCTCATAATATTATCTGGGCCTGAGTCCTTACCAATCAAGGAAGATAAACAATACACCTGTAATGTAGAATCTAATCTTGCCTTAAACATTGGGAACTCAGGCTTTAATCTTTGTTTATTCTCCTTTTAATTCTTCCATCATTGCTTCTCCAATATTCAAATAATCTCTAAACACTCTGCCTTTGGCTCTAGTGTGACACATTTCTATTGGATTGTTTTTAGTCATGTCTTTAGTGTTTTCTGGAGTTGATGATCCGAATCCATCAAAATGCCTTTCAATTCCTTTGTCATCAATAACTATTAATCTTACAATGCACCAAGCTTTTGTCATTTCTGGATTGACAAATTTTTCAAGAATTATTAAATCCTTAAAACCTTTTTCTGTGGCTTTGTTTAATAATCCTTTATATGTTACAAAATCTTTGCCTTTAATATTAACCACGAATCCTTCATTACTTTTTGATTCAGTCTCTTGTTTCGCTTCCGCTTTTTGTGGTGTTGATTTCACATCAACCCATCCTTTGTCTGCTAGTGTTAGAGTTATTGTATCTCCTTTGTTCACTTGTTTAAACAAGTCATTCATAATGTCTCCTGGAAGATTGCATTCTTCTGGGCTGAAATTGTACCATTTTTCTCCGTTCTCTGTTTTTTCCATAAATGATTTATTTTTAATGCTTATCGCATCAACTTTTATTACTTTTTGATTTAATTGCATAATTTCACTCCTCTATAGTTCGTTTCTCCTGGTCTTTAATTCTTCACTGGTTGTTTCTTTGACTAGTACGGTTCTGTCTTTTACTTCTCCGCTCTTCTTCATGCCTAAAGCACACTTAGGACAATATGGTTCTCCTTTCCACACCATGCTGAATGTTTCATTGCTTACGTGGTCTTTACATTTAGTGCATTCATAATTATTTAAGCACTTATAAATAGGGTATTCTTCTTCAGTCATCTTTTCTTGACTCCCCCTAGTTTCATGCCTGCTCTAAAAGGTATTTTAACCTTTCTTTGCTTCAGCTCTTCTAATTGTTCTGGACCTAGCATGGATTTTAATAATCCAGCAATTCCTTTTGCCTGTTCAGTATTCATTCTTCTCTGCCTGCGTAGTTGATGCTCTTCATGGCTGCGAACATTCTTTTCATTCCTTCGATTTCAATATTTCTTAACTCTTTGCCTTTCTCTAAATTGCTCAAGGTTTTGTTTACTTCCTGGTACGCTTCATGCTTGTTTAGTCTCTGGGCGTGTTCGGACTTTCTCATCATTTCATTTGTGAATCTTGGCTTTAAAGTTTCCGGGTCTGTTTCTACACATATCTTATTAAGTACTTCATTCTCTATGACTTTGATGCTGAAGTTCACTGTTGTGATATCATTGTAGTCTTTGAGTTGCTGTTTCTCTCCTTCCATGATCGCTTCATTAAGCTTCTGGAAATCTTCAAACACTATCATGCTTTCACTTCCGGTGTTGCTTCCGTTTCAATCTTCGTGTTTATTTGTTGAGCCAATACTTTGGCCTTATGTCTTGCAGCGTATTCTTTCAGCTTGTCTTTGTGCGCTGCTTGCCATGCTTTAATTTTCACTTTTTGTTCATCAGTTGTCATTTCTTTTCACTCCTTAAAATTTTAATTCCTAGTTCATTCTTGTCTGCTTTCTGCTTAGCTTTTATGCTAGTCAATCCAAAGTTCTTATTTTGTTTCTGGATTACTTGGTCAATACTGGCCATTAATTCATTAAAATTTAACACCATAGTAATATGCCTCCTGCGTCATGTTCTAGGTAGTGACTTCCTTGTGGGTATTTCATTTCTTTGCAGACTTTGTTGTTTATTCTTTCATAGTTGTCGTTTGCTTCTTTTGTGTTCATATCATAAATTAGTTCATAAACTTTTCCGTCTGTTCTGATTTCTACTTCGTTTTTGTCGTTTATTTCCACTACAAAAAGTCTTTCGGTTTTGTCTTCTTCTGGGTTATAAAGCTCTTCTAGTACATTTTTTGTGATTTGGTCGTATTCATCGATGATTGCATTGATTTCTGCTTCGATGATTGTTTTAATTTTTTCAGTTTGTTTGGTATTCATTCATTTCATCTCCTTGATTGGTAATAATTACAATGAATCCTATGCTTTTTAAAAGTTTCTGTATTCAATACGAATATTCTTAAAAGTTTTAATAATTTCGCAGAAGTTTTAATAATTATAGCCCTGCAGTGGTTTAAAGACTGCAGGGCTATGGTCACCTGCTAATTCTGTTCTTAAAATTAAAATCTTTTCAAATTTAAAAATGTATCAACGCATCTCCTGCATCTTATGTTAGGCTTATGTCACAAGTGTTACTAATTGGCTTCTGCAGTGTTATTTTTTCATTTAAGTGTTACTCTTATATTATTATATTATATTATATTATATTTAGAATACTTTTCTTTTCTTTTCAGAACTCCTTTGATCACTTCCTTTTTCAGACAAAAAAAAAGATTTTAATAAACCGTGATGCGTTTTTTCAGTTCGTTGTAGTTGCTTTGTCCTGGTCTTGTGGATTTCTTAAACTTGCATGCTACATTTTTAAGTTTGTCAATTACATTCTTAGTTATTCTTTGTAATTTCTGCAGAATCCACTTGTCTATTCTTGTTTTTATGAAATATTTAAATTTCTTAAGACCTATTCTTATTCTTCCTACTGTGCTGTTGTTGTCCTGGCTTAAGCATTTCAGGTTGTAGTATATTGTTTCTAATGCTTGCTTGGTTTGCGCTGCGAGTTGTTTGACATTAATCATTCCTTTCTTTGGCAGGCTTTGTATTATTTTCTGTTTGTTTTTTGTGTTATACATTGATTTTTAACTCCTTTTTTAGAAAAGCGTAAAAGTTAAAAGTCCTATAAGATTATTTTTCTTATAGGACTTCTGGGCAATCATTCGTGGTTGCCCTGTTGTCTGGCTTTTCTAATTAATCAAATACTATGAGTCTCATGCTTTTTAAAAATTTCTTAGAAAATGCTTATAATTCTTAAAAGTTTTAATAAAAACCAATAAGTTTTAGTTATTAGGATTAATATTATCATCACACCAAGCGTTTAATTCTTCTTCAGTTTTTATTTTATGTGAATCAAAAATTATTATTTCGCAAGGATATTTTGCTTTTTTAATTTCAATATTTTTTTCTTTCTCACTGTTTATTACTTCTATTGCTAAATCTTTATTTAATAAGTACACATCTGCTCTGCCTTCTTTTATGAATTTGGCTTCGGTTATGCATTCCATGAAATTTCTTTTAATGTATCTGTAAATTCCAAGTTTTGATAGTATGTGTTCTATGCTTTCTGCAATCTTCTTAATTTGTTCTGGACTGTGTATTTTAGCATTTAAAGCGTAAGGTTTCAATTCATCAATGTGAATGTATTCAATTTTCTTTTCTTTCATTTCAATCTTCTCCTTATCTCCCAACCCGTTAGGCCTATTGTGAAAATTATTAAAACTATTTCCCCTATTTTCATTCTACATTTCCATAGTATTTTTTCATGATTTCTTTTAAATGGCTCACATATTTTCTTTCATAACTTTCCTTATATTCTGCTTTGTATGTTTTATGCAACTCTTCTAAGTATTCTTTAGATTCTCCCATTGCAATTAATTCTTTTTCCAATTGACTTATTTGATTCATTGATTTTCTCCTGGTGCTGGATTGCTTGCGAACACTCCATCAATTCTTAAAATCATATTAGCTGCTTCAGTTGCTCCTGGTCTTCCGCTTGAAACGTTCTCAACCTTGAAACTTTTTACGATTTCTTTGATTTCGCTCCTTTAACAAAACTATTAATTTGTGATTGGTTAACTCCTAAACTGTAAAATAAATCTCTACACTTCTTACAATACTTACTTTTAATATTAATACTTGTGTATTCTTTTTCACAAAAACTGCAAATTAACACGAACAAGGCAGTTTTCCTCTCATTACTTGTTTTAAATTATTACACTTTTTACAATATTTTTGTCCTATTCTTTGAAAATTATAAATAGGTTTATTACATAATGAACACGTTGGTATTGCTTTTTTTCTATAAAAACGACTCATTTTTTAACACTCTCTTTTCTTTCTCTATAACTTGCTATTATATCTAATGCTTTGTTAAATCCTTCATAAGTCCAAATGCAATAATTAGCATTTTTATCAGTGCATTCTTTTTTGAATTTATCACGAGCTTCAACAATTCTCCTTATTAATCTAACTTTATTAATCATCATGGCGAATCACTCCTTTTAACTTCATTATGTTTAACCATAGCATCATTTAATTTATTTATAAATTTAGTAAAACCTAAACCTTTTCTTAAATCATCAGTAGACATTATAAAAATATCACCTTTATTAAAATATTCTCCCCAACCACAATCAAGAACTATTCTCCCACCACTTGTTAAGTAAAGTCCTTTAATCTCATAATTACATTTCACATTCTCAACTTTTGAAATATACTTAGCTTTATTCATTTGGCGAATCACCATTAGTAATATTATCCTGGTCAGATGAATAATCTGTAATTCCAAACCCACCATTACTGCCAGGACTCTGATGAGAAGCAACGTAAACTAAACCACTCCTATAAACACCATTTAAACAAAACAAACAAGAACCATTCATGCATTCAAATTCAAAGCAGTCAATTTTTCCCCAATAATCAGTCTCAACATAAAACCTATCAATTAAAGGCATTAATCTTCCACCTAAGTAAGCAGCGAATACTACGCTGAATAATACACACACACTTAATAGTGTTAAAGTTTTTATTAAAGCATTAAAATTCATTTCTTTTCCTCTTTTTAGCTTTTAAAACATCATAAACAAAATCTGAAGTATAATCTATTGGAATATGAACAACTTTTTGAGTTAACAATTTATAAATTAATTTAAGTTTATCTTTAAATGTCAATTCTAAATGTAAAGCATGAGTTAAAGCCCTTAAATTATAACTTGCTTTATTCCACTTATCACAAGCCATAGCCTTAGAACTTCCTTTTAAATCAAAATAAACAACAACACCATTATCCTGTAAAGTTTGATTTTTTAAAAAACTTTTATTATCAACCCTAATAACAAGATTAGAGCTTATAATACAATTTTTTGCTCCTAATTTTCTTAACTCATCAACTAATTGTAAACCATTATAATAAGCATCATCCCTAAAACTTGCTGGTTTTTTAGGCTTTATAGTTCTTGGTTGTTGAGGTAACCATTGTAAAGGATATTCAAAATGTACTTCACTCAATTTAATACATCCTCCAACCATTTTTTTATACTATTAACAGTCATGCTTTCATTTAACTTCAAATACTCAATATATACTGGATACTTACATGCTTTATTTTCAGTAACGTTTGATTCCTTTTCACTAACAAGCACTTCAATAGCTAAACTTTTATCTAAAACAAAAATATCAGCTCTTGATTTATTCAAAAACCTAGCCTCAGTAACAAACTCAAAACCCATATTACATAACTCTCTACAAATAACACACTTAGCACTAAAATGAGCATCACTCTCAGCTTTTTCACTACTGAATCTTATGCAATTTCTAAAACGACTATCACTGAAGTTTAATAATTTAGCAGCACTATTCCTTTGAAAATTAACATCTCTTTGATTCATTTTTTTTTCACCAACTTTTTTAACCATTCTAACTCATCAATTCTTCCTTTAAACCTTTCATTAAGTAATTTAGCATTATCATCAAGCAAAACTATTTCAACACTAATCATTAAATCAGATATATTAACAATTCTATTATTAATATAATCCAATAATTCTTTTTTATCTAATATCATTTCTTATCTTCATTAGCAACTACATCAATTTCTATATAATCATATAATTTGTAGCAATTAGTCTTAGTAATAATACTAAGTTTTGATTCATCTTCACTAATACCAATACAATCATATTTGAATTTAGTGTTGTTAACATCTGGCTGCACTTCAGTGTTTATTTTAGTTACTTTCATTATTTTAAATTCCATATTTCATTCATCCTCTTTATTAAATCATGTGTCAGGTTTTATCCTTAACTTTCAACCTGACTGCTAAGCAATGATTAAAGGCTTTTGCTAAGGGCTTAGTAAGTTTAAAGTATCCCACTACTTTTTTAACTTCACTTTTATTCCAATAAGTATTAAATACTTCTTATTTTATAAATGTAATTAATAAACTTCCCCTAATAATTAAAAAAACTTACCCGAACCCTAACTTGCCTACTCACCGAAGCTTTCAGCAAATAAGAGTTCACTCTATCCTAAATTACTACTTAACAAAAGCAGTACTAAAAAACTTTGCGAATACTTGTCCTAGTATCCCAAGATATAATTATAATAAAGTTCCTAATATTTAAACATATCTTTTAAATTCTAAAAAAGAAACATATAAAAAAAATAAAAACAAAAAAATAAGCATTATTTCCATAACTTTTTCTTAAAACCTTTCAAATAATCCTCAAAAAACTTCCAAATACTTAAAGTGTCAGCCCAAATCATCAACCAATAACTTACTAGTTTAACAATTTCAGCACTAATCACCACCACAGATTCAGCAGTTAATTTCGGATTAGTTTTCAACCTATTCAACAAATCCATCAAACCTTTTCAACCTCCTTCTCATCCTTATCCACTACTTTCCACTTCTTATCCTTACCATATAATTCACCAGCAAACCATTTCAACTCATAATAAATCTTATCCAAGTCTTTGAATTGAAAAGCAGTATTATTCTCACCAACAGTAATATTTTTAGCCACCCATTTAACATTAAAACCATTAATTGTTTCAACTTTCTCTAAAATAATTATTTTATCACTCATAAAGCTGGGTCCACCTGCAAAGTTCCTTTAGCATTACTGTGAGTTGGGTCACTAATATTACAAGTATGAGTGTGCAAACCAGCATAACTTAACTCACCACGATAAGCAATAGTCATAGTAGCACTAGTAGTATAAAAAACTAAGTTAATAGCAGTAGTAGCACTTCCAGTGTAAATATCTTTAGTTGTTATTACACAAAAAGGCAAACTAGTATAAGAATCATAACTGCTATCAGTAGGGTCTTTACTACTGTTACTAGTGTTACTGTCACCACCACTACCCGTAGTAGAATAAGCGTAAGTTTCTGGAGTTCCGTCGCTGTCAGTGTATAAGAATCTGTCATAAACTCCACTAGCTGTTGGATGAGTGTGTTGAGGTCCTACGTGAGTATGGTCCATTCCGTGAGTATGCCCTGGCTTATACACTTTCAACCAATGAACACCACTAATCTTATTACCAGCAGGGTAATCAATAAAATAAACCTGAATTAAATTCCAACCACTAGCCAAACTACTATTAAGAACGCAAAGAGTACCATTAGCCATAACAAACTGTGTATGATTACTACCCACCATAGGAGCTGGTAAAAACTCAGTACTAGCAGTTAAAGTATCACCATCACTTGTAAAACCAGCACTAATTCTAGTAACACTAGCACCTCCATTATCTAAGTTTAATGCTGTGTTTCCCGTTGCTGTTAAAGCAGTAGCACCACTAATCACACCACCAGCGAATACTGAACTATTAGCACTCGTAGTGTCAGCACTACTCATGAAAGTTAAACTACTAACAGCAGTTTTCAAAGACAAAGTCTCCTTCTTATAATTATCAATAGTTCTAGTGTAACCAATAATTCGTAAAGTTGAACTGCTCAAATTATTTTTTACACTTGTTACTTTAACAAAATCACCCAAAGCAAAAGTACCAACTGTTCTACCACTAGTGTCTGGGTATTCAGTTTTCAAATCCACATTAACCAAACCATTCAAAGTAATATAATTAATAGGGTCCTTATGAGCAGTCACATCATTAGTAGCATGACTAACACACTCAGCATCAGTTAATAAAGTCCTATCAGTAACTGTTTTATGCATTTTACCATTAGTAGTAATACTCGTAGCATCAGTGTAAGTTCCAGTAGCGTACGCACTACCTCCCACTGTTAAACCTCCATTGTAAGTACAACTATTCACAATACCAGTAGGTGCTTCATCACGTTTCAAACCATTAAAATCAACACTATCAATAAGTGTGAAAATAGCTCCACTAGTGATTCCAAACTTAGGCTTAACCTCAAAATAATCATCACCCTCTTGATAATAAATAAAGTACTCCCCACCATCTTCACCATTCACAGCATCCTTAATAGCTTGTAAAGGACTTAAACGACTATAATTCTTAGCAGTCATATTCGTACCAGTAAAAGTAAGAGTTCCAACATCCATCCTATAAATATCACCAATGAAAGCAGTAACCCTAGTCGTGTAAATTTCAGCACCCCTATCAGGAGTTGTAATATCAGCTCTGTTACCAAAAATGTCAGTGCTAGTTCCTTTCAAAACCATTTCACCAAAACTATTAGTAACCACATCAGTCACTATACCTTTCAACTCTAAAACTCCTGATTTGTAGAATTTAACAACACCTTGCTCACTAACACCATTAGTTAACTTATACCTCGTATACTTTGTGAAGTTGTAATTACTAGTTCCTTTAATAGTGATTTGGAAATGGCTTAAATTATTCAAATTAACACTATACACTACATACTTATAATCAAGAATTTGTTCATAAGCTCCAGTCGGAGTCATAATCTTAACAACTATATCACCAGGCATTTACCAACCACCATAATTACTATTATACCAATAAAAAGTAACATCACAAGCAGCACCAGTAGTTTTTAAACTAAAACTTTGGTCAGCAGTGTTTCCAGTAATTCTTGGACCACTTTCAGGATTATCACCACTAATACTCCTATCACCACTAACTGTTTCAGGAGTTACTGCTTCAAAACAATACCACATGTTACCCTTACTACCATACTCATAAATTAAGTATAAGTTAAGAGTACCACTAGCAAGACTTCCATCCCAAGTTAATATATTATCACCATCAACATCCGAACCACTTAAAACTTTATCTCCTATTTCAACCTTAGTTAATGTTCCACTGTTTATTTTAACAGTGATTCTTTGAATATGAGCAGGACCATAACCAGTATTACTGAAATAATTAGTCGTACCCATTGTTGAATTATTTAAAGTAACAGCAGTTCCAGCAATTGTAGTATAAGTGCAACTCTTCTGAGTTACTCCATAAATGAAAGGAATAGGACACTCAAAACTCGCTACATAATCCCTGAAATTATAACGTTTACCGTCCTTAGTAGGCTTTAATCCTTTACCTAGAACGAAAATGAAATAAGTATCATCCAAGTATAACTTCTTCATACCCTTACTAAAACACCAATAACTCAACTTGTTCAAATACGTTACTTTATCAGTACCGTAAACTGTACCAACTAAGTTAATACTTAAAGGAGTTACTGCTTCATTATCTAAATAAGAACTAATACTCACTAAAGGTAAATCAATTAACTGCTTCTTACTGCCAATAGTCATATTCACAATTTTAGGGTCATACTGGAAACTATAATTACTAGCGTCAGCGTACGTACTTGTTAAACTACCAAGTTTCATTGTCATTTTAACAACTCCATGTATTCTTTCAAAGTTGGAACACTCTCAGTTAACGAATCAGTGAATGCTCTCTTCAAACCTTCATAGAAACTATCAACCCAACCCCAACTAGTACCTTCATTAGCATAAATCTTTTTTTCACCAGTTTCTGGGTCAATCTCAGTCCTAGTTTCAGCACCAGCTCCACCACTAATATTCTCAGCAGTTATTTCATCAGTTGTTGGTAAACCTAAATTCTCAAAAGCACTCTTCTTCTGCTCAGCAACGTATTTTAAAGCATTACCTAATAAGTATAATAAACCATTAATTAATTCAATCTCTGGACCCATAGTTTTCAACATCTCGTTAAAACCCTCTAAAGCATTAGTAGCTCCTGGACCAACATCAGTAGCCATCTCCCTAAAAGTTTTATCAACATCACTTTGAGCTAAAACGAACTCAGCATTATTACTCAAATACTCTTTAATACCACTAGTAACTCCCTGAATAGTATCTTTTAAAGCTCCTAAACCAAAATTAACCACCCCAGCAGTAACACCAGCTAGTACTGCAAAATCACCAGTACTTTTACGAGTCTCACTACTCATATCTTTCATTAAACTCTTAACTTCTTGAATAGCAACTCTGAAATCATTTATATCTGCAGCAAATTCTACTTCAAGTTTTCCAACATTTTCAGCCATTATCTTTCACTCATTAACTCCATATACGTTTTAAACGCTTTAATATCCTTCATACTCGTTTTATTGTAAGTTTCAACACTCCAATTATAATACTTGCATAATTGAATTTTACTTATTAAATCACCCACTGGCTTATCAACAACTTTTGCTTTAGTGATGATAGCCATTGTCATTTTTTTAGCACATCACTCTCCGAATCAATCACAGCTTTAATCTGTTTGAGTAATTCTTTTCTGATTACTGGTTTTAAATTATTCAATAATTCAATCCTAGCATTAACATCCTTACCTTGAAATTCAGGGTATGGTGCTTCCATCACTAGTTTCAAGTAATGAAGATTCTTAGCACTTAAATCAATCCTGAAACTATTACTCTCAGAATCATACTTCATTGAATCATTAGTCATTAAATCGTAATCTTTACCATTCATCTCCTTAATCTTAAAAACTTTATCAAAAACTTGTATTTCAATTAAATCATTACTAATAAAATCACTCATTAATAATCATCCCTCGCATCAGTAACTGTTGGTAAACAACTAGGACAGTTAAAATCAATAGTCATCACATTAATATCTTGAATCTTAGTCGGTGCTGAACACTTAGAAATAACCATACCAGTAAGTGGAAAAGTTGCTATATCACTAGTAGCTGTTCTTGTAAAAACTACACTACAATTACTAATCGCTGCCCTAGCCTTAAACAATAAAGGCACAGTATTAGCACTGTAATGAATCATTACTTGACCCCTAACCCTTACAAAAGTAGGATTCATCTCCGACCTATTCTGACCACCATACCATGAATCGTTTAAGTTACTCTCCCAAGTAATACTACCACCAATACATTCAGCAATAGCCACATTATTAATAGTTAAACTTGCTTGTCTACTCTGATACAAACTCACACTTGGAGCACTAACCTCTGGTGTTCCAAAAGCTGCTGCTACACTGTAAGTACTAGCTAACACGTCACCACTCATTTTCAAAAACTTACCAGTACCTCCACCACCAGTACTCCAACTAAGAGTCGTGTTATTAAATTTGCATCCACTGAAAGTTTCAACCACATCCGTACTACTATGATTTTGTACTCTTTGTACACTAAAACTTGTTAAACTCTTATCCGCGTTTTGACTAAAAACGTGACTATAATAAGTGCTAACACTACTATTAGTAGCATCACCAATTGCTAGTACTAACTCTCTAAAAGTTTGAGGATTCCACTCCAAATTAAACTGAACATCCTCTGTTCCAACCTCATAAGCTAATAAGTTACTACCACTACCATCATTATTAACCTCCTCCCAATTCTGCACAACGTTCGGTGTTATTACACAATTTTTTAAAACTTTCAAACCAGTCGTTGGCAATGTAGCATAAATGCTTTCCTCCTTCCAGTAAGTTCCCTCTCTATTCCCAGTCATTGTTTCCATATTTTATTTCATCTCCATTTTAAACATCATCCTAGTAAGTGAGTTAACTCAATCGTACTCAAACTATGATACAACTCCCTTACTGGTTCAAACACTGCACCTCTACCATCAAGTAACCTGAAATTAAACATTAAAGGATACAAGTCATTCGTACTCGTTTGAAAATAATCAAGCAATTTCTGCTTCAAATAATTCGCTAAATCAGCACCTGAGTGCTTAACACTATCCGTGTCCGTGTAAACATAATTCTCACCAGCCCAAAAATCAATCTGATAACTATTAACCACTTCAAAGAAAGCATCATATTTACCCATAACGTTAGCATTACTACCAACTAACTTCACACTTATTCTTGGATAACTCTCCACCCCTAGTCTTTCACTTGGTGTTTCCTTATAAATCCAACAACTCTTACCAATACCAACCACAACAGTGTAAACTGTACCATTCGTGAAAGTACCTGTTAAATTCTGGTTTTGTAAATCAATATTATAATCAACCCACTTAGTTAAAGTAGAACCTCCTGAAACACTATTAACACAATAAACACTGTAAGTCGTATCTGTTAAGTAAGAACTAAAACTAATAGTTTGAGCAGCGCCTGTGCCTGTGAATGTGAAACTATAACTACTAAGCCTACTTCTAGGGTCTGTGAAATTACACCTTAACCATTCAACTAACACATTCAGTTTGTCGTCCTTATACATGAAAAATATCACCTTGTTTATGATGTAATTTTGTATGTTCACTAAGAGTTAACACCATTAAATTGTTAATATTATTATTAAAAGGATTACCATCAATGTGGTGAACACAAGTTTTATTATTTTTCCATCCAACCTTTATACCTTTTTCTTTTTCAACCTTTTCACGAGCTAATTCACGAGTGTAATCAACATTAGTACATTTTTCTCTTTTTCCAGTACTAACGTGTTTATGATTCTTAAAATATTCTAAATGAGATTTACTTAATTTTTGTTTAGTTTCTTTTGAACGTTTTATACCTAAATTTATCCCTTTATTAACTAAACTTAATTTATTTTTATGTTCTTCAGATAAATGTTTTCCTAAATGTGCTTTACTTAATTTTAACTTCAATTCATCTGAAAGATGTTTTCCTTTCATAGCACTCACGTGTCCTTTAAATCCTAAATGTTTACATTTTTTAGAACAAAATTGAGAAGTGTTTTCTCTATAAAGATGTACAAAATATTCTTTTCCACAAATACTACAATTTTTACTAATCATATTTCACCCTTTCTACCTCCAACTTAGAGTACACAGTTCTAACTAAGATAAAACATAATAAAGTAACTCTATTATAAAGTTTTTTTATTTGATTAAAAACTCTTTAAACTTCCTTTCAGCATTATCCCTAGCAGGTCTCATAAATGGCACTCCAGCAAATCCCGGATGATGAACAACCTTAGCAAAAAAATCCTTACCACCTTTCTTCCAGTGTAAAGCTTGTTTATTAACTGCTTGAATAGTAAAAGGACCATAACCCTCTTCAACAAACTTTGAATATTCAGCATTACTTCTAAGAATGGCTTTAAAAGGATTAATCCATTCTATCTGAATCTGCCTTCTAAGATTTGATGTATCTACTGGAGCGTACCTTCTTGCATCTCCTTGTGCTTCCAATACTGTTTTGTAAAAGAAGTCTAAGAACTTCTTCTCAAAATCAACACTTTTATCAGTGAAATTAGAAGTAATTCGTATCTCCATTAGGCTCCCTCACATTAACCTTACTAGCCATTAAAGTCCTATACACCACCTTATCTAAAGTGTACTTATCCAAAATACTATTAATCACGTACTTATCACCAGTACTCCTCCTAATAATCAAATCACCCACGTTAACAGCAACGTGACCTACTGAAGTGTAAGTTGTTGGGTCTACAAAAATCTTAGTAGTACCATCCAAACTCTCACCTCTTTCAACTAATCCCCTATCACTGTGTTTAACATCTTGGAATACTGCATTAATATTAAAAACACTCTCACTACTAGTTGTAATCATACCATCAGCATCTTTACTTCTTGTAAGTTTTATGAGTTGAGCTGTTTCTTTAAAACGACTCATTAAACGATTATGAGCATTAACATAGTTTGATTGGAATCCATTCTCAGCCACTATTGCAGCCTTAGTAGTACCAGCACTGGTTACGTCAGCATGAATAATTCTACACTTAGTAGTACCAGTTTTACTCTTATTAGCAACTATAACTCTACTCTTAGTGGTTCCTTCCTTACTTAAAGTTTTATTAACCCTAGCTTTAGTAGTTCCTTCTTTACTAGTAATTTTAATAATCCTACTCTTAGTGGTTCCTGTAACGCTTTTTATAAGAATAACTTGAGCCTTAGTAGTACCAGTAACTTCTTTATCTAATGTTAAAACTCTACCCTTAGTTGTTCCAGTGGTACTTATTCCTTGCTTTAATATATCTACTTTTGTAGTTCCTATAATACTCAAACCTTGTTTTAAAACATCACATTTCGTGGTTCCAGTTTTTGAAGTAGATTTATTAACCCTGCTCTTTGTAGTGCCAGTTTTACTCTTAATAACAATAACTCTTGATTTAGTGGTTCCAGTCTTGGATTTAGTTTCAGCAGTTGGTAAAGCATCACTAGTTCCACTACCACTATTATATAAGAAATCAATATTATCTTGACTTAAAACTTTCTCAACAAACCTAACATCATTTAAAGTTCCAACACACTTATTTCCATCAATATCACTACCTAAAATTATTTGAAGACCAGTAGCACTAATTGCTAAATCTCCACTAAGAGAATCTGTTCCAATACTTGAACCATTAACAAAGAACTCTAAAGCATTAGTGCTCGAAGTGTACGTAACAACTAAATGATAAGCTGTAGCATTGTTAAGAACTTGCCCACCACTTTCTGTCTGGTCATCCCCTTCACTCAAGAATTGTAAATAATAATCATCACTAACATTCTGATAAGCTAAACCAACACTATCCCTTGTGTTAGTTCCAGTGCCAATCCAAATAAGTGAATGTTTATTATCAGTGCTTGGCTGACTCGTAGGAGTGTACCATAATGAAATACTTAAATCATTATTCCCCGTACTAACTCCCGTAATAGCCATTTATTATCTTACCTTTACTTTTTTTTCTATTAACCAATCATCTGCTTCTAAAGTTTTTTCTTCAGTAGTCATAACTACAACTTCTTTACTTTCAGAAGTCATATCTATTTTACTCCTATCTAATCCTTCAACATAAGTTTTTAATTCTTCTTCACTCATAAAACTCACATTTTTAGGTAATTCTTTAGCATCATCAGCTAAAACTTTATCATTACTCATACCAACAAGATACTCATCATTATTCCCATTACTACTGAAGTAACCCCCATCACTAACGTAATCAGGAACTGATAAGTTACCCTCTTTATTAGGTATTAACTTATACTTAATCACTCTCATCCTTTTCACCTCCGAACAAAGCAATACTAGTTTTGATATTAATACCCTTCTTAGTACTATATTCTTTACTGCAATCCTTAAACTTCTGATACATATCTTCTAAGAATTTCAACTGGTCAGCGTGATTAGGCAACCTAGCACCTTCCACTTTATCAACCACTTCTTTAATCATTTTCTGCTCCATCATTAAATAACCAGTAACACACTGCTGAGCCAAAGTTCCATTAATACCAATCTGTGTTAAATAAATCTGATTACCCTCATCAATAGCTCCACCGTGACTCCTAGCAGCACATAAAGCTTGTTCAAAAGCAGTTTTAATATGATACTTTTCCTCTTCATTCTCAAAATCTTCTTCAGTTAATTCGTAATCATCAGGTTTGCCTAATTCATTTCTAACCTTTTCCATTATTGATAAATAATTAGCAACATAATTAGTTAATGTTTTAATAGCTCCATTCTTATAATCATTACTTGTTAGTATTTGACTTCTTAGCTTATTAATCTCATTCTCTTTCAATCTTTTATCAAACTCATTTAAAGGCTTATTAGTTTCTAAATTAAGATTCATAGCTATTTCATATTTTAATCTATCAATCTTAATTTCTTTTTCAGTTACATCAAAACCATATTCATTTATAGCCATCATAGTTTTCTGAACCTGAGCTAAATCCTGTCTGACATTCCTAATACTTGTAGGGTGATGTAGTGTTAAAGTATTATCCATAAACTGTGATTGAGTTTTATAGAAATTCTTTGCTGTCTTACTCATTGCTGGTAAGTTTTCATTAACGTAGTTAACCATTTTAGTTAATTCTTTACTGTGTTCTTTATCCATTACTGTTAACTTATCGTTAAGAACTATCATTAATTCATCATTTTTTTTATTCATCCTTGTAAACCTCCATGAGCACCACTAATACCTGAACAATAACCTCTTGCCAAAGTTAAGTCACCAAAATCAACACTATTACTTAAACTTAATATTGTAACATATTCTAAAACATTACTTGCAGAACCAGTTTCTCCACGAGCACATATAGCTCTAGTATAATTAGAAACTCCACTTGATTGATTAGAAGTTCCAGTTAAATCACCGAAATCACCAGCATTACCTTCACTTGCAATAGTAACATAATCAATTTCAGCGACTCTACTTCCTGTATATCCTCCAAACCATAAACCTCTTATTGAATTACTAGCACCACCTAAAGCTCTCTTTGCTCTAATAAGATTTCCAAAATCAGTAGCATTACCTGTTGAAGCTATAACTATAAACTCAATAACATCTATGTATCCTCCAGCATTACTTCCTCCACCTCTTAATCCTCTTGTTGGACTACCTAAACCAAAACCACAAAAACTATTAGTTAACATATCTCCGAAATCAGCAGCATTACCAAGAGTTGCTAAAGTCACATAATCAATTTCATTATAATAAGTTCCAGCATTATTATCACCACCCATCCAACAACCACGAGTACTACTACTACAAGCTCCTGGTGTTTGCTTTGCTCTAATAAGATTACCAAAATCAGCAGAGTTTCCAGTCGTTGCTAGTGTGAAATAATCCATAGCGTCAGTAACAGCATCCACATAACCTCCAGCATCAATAAATCTAACACTACTTGAAACAGAATGACTAATCCGTCTAGCACTTGATAAATTTCCAAAGTCTGTAGCATTTCCTTTTGTACTTATTTGAATATAATCAACAGTATCAGTATTTCCCATTAAGCATAACCTCCTCCAAATACTCCCCTATCATTTAAACTATAAGGTTGAACATAAACCTGCAAACCACCATGACTACCACTAGTTCCTCCAAGATATCTTCTAGCAACACTTAAATCACCAAAATCCGAAGAATTACCAGGAGTTGAAATAGTATTATAATCAATAGTGTTAACATAAGTATCAGTGTAACCACCACCCCACACAGCATAAACACTATTACTAGAACCAGCTAATTGCTGCCTAGCTTGAGTTAAATCCCCGAAATCAGTAGCATTACCACAACTAGCAAAATTAATATAATCAACAACGTTTGAAACACTTCCAGTATCACCACCAGCGAATAAACCCCTAGTTGAAGTACTTCCACCACCAAAACAATTACCCCTACCAACAGTTAAATCACCCCAATCAACACTATTACTAAGAGTTGAAAAACTAACATATTGAATAACATTACTATAACTAGCACCACCAGAAAAAATAGCAAGAATAGGACTATCAACACTAGCTAAACCATCATTTGTTCCCAACAAGTCACCGAAATCAGCAGCATCACCAGTAGTTGCTAAAGTCACATAATCAATATAATTAGTATTACCCATTTACTGATAACCTCCAGCCCATAAACCCCTA